CTTCACTTGTATAGAATGTTATAGGCCCACCTGCTGCATTACCTGTACTTGCTCCACCTCTGATACGAAACTCTGCTCCTGCTACGTTTGTACCTGAACCTCCTGAGCCTGAGATTATTCCTGTGCTGGGGGAAGCTGCGGTTTCGCCATTGCCTACAAATAACCCACCCCCATCAATAGTAAAATTACCGCCACTACCCCCTAATTGATTTAATCTTACCTTAAACCCTGCAAAGTTATCAATATTTAAGCCATTTGGCTCTAATCCAGCTGCAGCATTTCCTCTACTAAATCTAACAATATTAGTAGCACCAGCGGTAAAATCAATATAATTTTGAGCAGTACCACCAGCAGCTTGATTATTAATAAATAATCCAGAACCCGAAGCAGAACCCTGTAATCTTGCTGTTCCATTTACTTCTAAAGTATTTGAAACTGATGTAGTATTTATTCCAACATTTCCACTAACAACCAACCCATTTGTTGGTGCAGCAGTAGAAGCTGAGTAGCCGATAGCTGCATTTCCGTTGACTTGTAGGCGAGAGCCGATAGTGGTTGTGCCTATGCCAAGATTTCCCGAAGCATTTAAGGTCATAGCTTGTGTAAAGCTGATAGCGTTACCTGCCGTTCCTGATGAAGCTTGATAAAAAGCAAATGATTGGCTATCTATTTCAAATCTTGATGCAGTTCCATTTGCACTATATCTATATGCTCCTGAAGTATATGCAACATTTCTCATTAAATCTATATATCCACTTCCTGACCAAACGGCATTACCTAAAGCACCAATTTCAAAAGCTTTACCATCCGCCCACGCACTAGGTGTTACTCCTAAGCCAAGATTTCCCCTTGTATCCAACCTCATTTTTTCAGTAAGGCTACTAGCAGTTCTAGTATTAAATACCAAATAACCTGTTGTAGCAAGATTTTCTAATACTCCATCTATAGCAGCACCAGCGGTAGGAGTAGTTCCATTCAACGCTCCTATTTCAATACGTTGTCCAGCAGCTCCAACTGATGTAACATCTAAATCTCTAATTGCTTGAATAGCTCCTACGCTAGAATTTCTGAATATACCTTGCGTTGCAGTAATACTCGATGTCAAACTAACAGTTCCCCCACTAGATATAGTCATAGCCACACTAGAAGCTAAATCTTCAATAGAAGAATCGCCTATTGTACTTGCACCTGTAAACTTAGCTAATCTGTTTGTAGTACCTGTTCCCGTTACAGGATTGGTTAATACGGATTGATATTGCGGTATATTCAATGTAGCACCGACTAACGTTGCTGCACCACTTGTACCTGTTGTCGTTAATGTAAGCGCATTTTGTTTGTTATTAAACGTCGTCCAATCGGTAGAACTTAAAGCCCCTCTATTGGTAGCTGAAGCCGTTGGTATATTCAACGTAAAAGTTCCACTTGTTGTAATGGGTGAGCCACTAACACTAATATCAGTACCCGTAGTGCCTGTTGTTAAAGCTACTGAAGTTACACTACCACTGCCACCTGAAGCAGCGATTGTAAAGTTAGGATACGTTCCTGTTATGGTGATATTTGAACCTGCCGTTAAAGCAACAGTTTGGTCAGGCGCACTATTTGTAATTGTAAAATTCGGATATGTTCCCGAAGTACTAATCCCTGTTCCCGCAGTTAACGCCACTACTTGGTCAGGTGCGGTGTTTGTAATTGTTAAAGTACCACTACTTGTAATTGGCGAACCTGATATTGATATGCCTGTTCCTGCCGTAGCTGCTACACTTGTTACAGTACCTACGCTGAAAGTTCTATCCGTAGATAAATCTTGCGCCGTTCCGTTGATGGTAATTGTTCTTGTTGTAGGTACGCCACCCAATCCAGTTAATGTATATGTAGGAACATTTAAAACACCTGTTGAACTTGAATATGTCGCCGCACCACTTGAACCTGTTGTAGTTAAACTTATCGCTGCACGTGCCAACGCATCGGTGTATTGCGTAATTGTTGAACTGATTACACCTGTTGTTGATGAATAGGAAATACCTGTACCCGCGCTCAAAGCGGCTCTTGCTCTTGCGTCTGTGTAATATAGGTTACCGCTTTCAGTAACTTGTGCCGTAGTATAATCGCCACTAACCGCTACTACCGCACCTGTTCTACCAAATACCGAAGTAACGGCATCCGTGTTATTATCAGTCCAACTCGCAGTTATCGTTCCTGCATCTTGTTGTGTTAACGTCAGCGTCTTTGTAGTCGTTCCCGTAACCGCAGCGCTTACAATCATATTGTTATAAGCACTATCCCAATTAACTTGTGATGCCGTTGTTGGTAATGAATATCCGCTTGCAAAAGTCAATCCCAAAGTTCCGCTCGTAGTTACAGGCGAACCTGTTACACTAAAGCCTGTTGGTGCGCTTAAAGCAACCGAGGTTACAGTACCGCCCAAAGATGGCGATAAATTAGTAATAGTGAAATTGGGATAAGTACCCGAAACAGATATACCTGTACCCGCAGTCAAAGCAACAACTTGGTCAGGTGCGCTATTTGTAATTGTTACAGTACCACTTGAAGTAATAGGATTAGTCGGTGCAATTACTAAAGAAATACCTGTACCCGCAGAAAAGCCAACCGAAGTCACCGTACCTACGTTGTAAGTTCTATTGGCTGATAAATCTTGTGTAGTTCCGTTAATCGTAATAGTTCGTGAAGTAGGAACGTAACCACTTAAATCAGGTGCATAGTTGGGAATGTTTAACGTATTGCCTACTAAAGTGGCTGCACCCGAAGTTCCTGTCGTTGTTAAAGTTATAGCACCTTGATATTGTGGAATATTTAAAGTATTCGAACTAAACGTAGCTGCGCCTGAAGTTCCAGACGTTGTTAAACTTATTGTTCCTTGTCCGCCAATGTCGCTCAATACTTCGCTGCCTGTTCTAAAATTAACAATATTGCTGGCATTAAGAACTAAAAATTTATCCGTATCTACCGAAGCATTTGTTACACTTGTTAAAGTTAAATTATTTGAAAAAGTTTTAGCACCACTGATTGTTTGTGTAGTAGTTAACGTGACGTATGTATCGCCAATATCACCTTCAATAATATTTGCAATATCGTGTACAGTACATTTATAGGAATAACCCGAAGAGGGGTCGCCAACTAACATTAAATCGGTTAAACTCGGTACTCTCGATTGTAATTCGTTTATTTTCTTATTCGCCATACTTTTATTTTAAATAGCAATCTTAACTTGGATATGCATACGTTGTAGGAATTACACAACGATTTGCAGTATAAGGTAAATCAATCGTAATATCGGCACGAACACCTGCAAGTAAATCAGGGGTATCTTCGGTAAAAAACGTAAGCGTAGCGTTTAACCCTTCGTCAAACTCAAAATTATTGTATCTAAGCTGCGCGATAATATCTTGGCAGATTTGTAATTGGTCACTCAACACTTCGGTTTCGTTTGTATCTTCTGGCAGCATCCTATCAAAGAAGTACAACGAGAAATTCAAAACAACGCTTTTTTCTTGTATGTTACCACCTGATAAGTCAAAAAACAAAGATGGGTACAGGTTTTCCGTACCCCTCGAAAGGTAATCACTTAGGTCGCCGAAGTACACGCTTTTTATCTGCTCGTGCGCGTTCGCTAAGTTTGTTATTGTCGTTATTAAATTGTTCAGCGTCATTTTCTTGTTTTTGTAAGAAGATTTTTAGCTTCTTTTGATTTTTCAACGAGTAGGTTTTATTCGCCACAACAACGATTTATGTTACCTTGATATTTTTCTTCAAACGTCATTCCTTTGCAATTATCATCATCGCCTAACCATATTGAAGTAGTATAAGCTTGTCGGTCGGGAATGATTGTATCGTAAGCAGTTCCGGGATTATTGTATTCGGGGAACGTACTAAAACCGCTTCTATCTAAAAGATATTTTACTAATCTTTGTTTATAGAACTCGGCTCTTACTTTATATCTATCAGCTACATCAATCAATTCTGTTGCACTTGGGTTTTCTTGACCTTCACCTGATTTTCTTATCAATCCTTTATTGTAAAATTGATAACTTAATCCCATTGGTAGTTCGCTCATAACATAATACACCAATGTAGGAGCAATGTAAGTATCTAATAAATTGCTTTCTACCTGTGTGAGATTGTTATTCTGTATTCCATCTTGCAACCTTTCGTATAAAGCCGTTCCGAGTGCTGGCAAAATGTACATATCTTGCGCAGTCAATATTTCTGGATTAACCAATTTTTCATCGGTATTAAAATGCAAGCCTGTTCTTTCTTTTATTGTTTCTACTGAAATAAATAATATGTTCCTGCTCATTGTTTATTTTTTAACTACTACTACTGCGTTCCAAGTGTGTCTGCATTTAGGGGAGTGTATTCCTGTATTTGGAATCGTCCACCATCCACCTGCGCGGGCAAATACATCATATCCTAAGCGTGCAGAGATTTGTTCAATCTCGCCACGCGTATAAACCCTATTTAACGACATCAATCGCTGGCAAAAAGGGCGTGAGGTATTTATGTTTCTATCCTTTGCATCGGTTCTTAAATAATCCCACGAATACTCATAACGAACTAAAAACGTCGTTTTAACAGGCTCGTCAAGTATCTTGCTCAAAGGTTTCAACACTTTACTGATTTTTGTTTCAGCGTCATAAGAAAGAATATCCAAAGCAACCAGCTTGTTAATTCTGTTTATTACTTCGTTTTCTTCTACCTCTAAAGCCTTAGCAATATCCTCGGGTGGGATACGCTTGTTTTTAGCGATTGTATCGATGATTTTTTTATCAAGGGTATCATCTATCAATTCATCTCTAAAAGCCAATTCTTGCGCCTCTAAATCGCCTTTAAACACATTTCTGCGCGCCACAACTTTATACTTGTTGTTATCTTCACCAAATTGTGTGAAAATGTTTAACGTACTATCAATATCGTCAAACTTTTGCTCATAACTTTCTTCGCCAAGCCACGTACTAATAGCTTCTTCATCTAAACCATATCCTTGTTTTAACATTGATATAGCTTGCTCACGGCTAATTTTACCTTTGTTGAACTCACGAATAATACGTTGGAAGTTCTGCCATTCCCGACCTTTCATTCCCTTTAAATGCTCGTTCACCATCGCTTGCGTAGGCTCTGGAGTAACTACGTTGGTATATTGGCTTGCATCAATACCAATCTTTTCAAGTATCCATTCTTTAGGCGCGTTAGCAGCGATAATGGCTTCGCTAAACTCAAAGCTAATCGGTTCAACAGGTTTAATATAAAGGTCAGCCGTAGCGCCGTTAATCTTTGCTAATTTATTGAAGATAGCTTCTAAAAATTGTTGCTTATCGTTTACATACGTGTTTTTAAACACTTCGTACCCATCGCGAATTTCGGAACGAGTACCGAGTGAACCTTCAATCAATACCCCGAACAATGAAGGCGTAGTAATTTGATGCCCTGCAAAAATGTTTTGCTGAATCATCTTATCGACTTGGTTAAAATCTTCTTTAGTCAAATCGGAAGCACCCAAATCTTCTACCGCAGGTTTTTTAGCAATATCCGAAACAAAAGAAAGTATAAACTTTTTACCATCCGAACCCGAAAATCTATCTGTAAATCTTCTTTCGATATTTCTCTTTTCATCGGGCGAAGGCTCACCATTCGGCAAAGTGATTAACTTACTTGCACTAAAACCTGTTTGTGCGTTACCTAAAACGTGGCGAGATACTTCAACATCACTTTCAATGTAATTCAACGCACCCATATAAGAGGGAAGTGCGTAGGTGTCTAATCCTGGGCGATATTCTTTAATGTAAAGAATTTGCTTGCCTACTTTGTTTCCTGTATTGTAAGCAGCAATTACCTCAACTTCTTCTTTTCTATCTTGCCAATTATTTTTATACCAAAACTGCGTGTTGTCTTTATTAGAACGAATTTTAGTATAGTCAATGTGCGATAAACTTGCAATCCTTTCGCCTACCTTGCTCCAAATAACTTCTAAATAAGCACCACCAAAAAGTTCAATATCAATAGACACCTTACGCGTTAAATCAGTCAACGTTTCGTATTGGTTCGGTTTCTGCATAAAAGCTTCTGCCGCTGCATCTGCTTCTTTCGTTGCCCATCCATTTCCTGTAATGTAGTTCACCTTGCCACGCACAATTGCGTTATGCTTTGCACTCTTATTGTATAAACTAAGCAGATAGCTTGGGTAATCGTTACGCTCGCCAAACTCGATATATCCTTGCCCTTTTCTTTCCCGATATTCGGGTTGCTTTGCCTCGGCAAAACTTAATATTACTAAATTATCCATCATCGTACTATAAATGTATTATTTGGTTGATATTTCGTATAGGCAAACGCAGTGGCTTCGCTCAATCGCATAATGCCTGTTTCTAATTTACTTGTCGCCAGCGCAGGGTTTGTGTTTGTAGTTGAGGTTTGCTCGTAAATTTCGTATTCCCATTCGCCACTATCATAACCTGTAAAGTAAGTGTTCGTAACAATAGAAAACTCATCGTACCTATCCTTATAAGTAGAAATATTAGCTGCCTGCAATAAAACAAAGCTTCTTACAATATTGCTACCCCTATGTGTAAACACAAAAAGATAGTTAGGGTTTGTTAAGGTTTGTTTTTCCTTAAGCGTCAATATGATAGTGTTAGTTTGCCCTTTTGTGAGATATATCATACCACTAAATAGAATTAACGTGAGATTTTACCAAAAAAAAGCCACCCCGAAAGGGATGGCTCTAATCTACCTACCTATTACGAACTACGAAAGCATTAGGAAACCAAACCTGCAATAATCCCGCTATTGACTTCGGGTGCAAGTTCTTTTTCGCCGCCTGTGAAAGTTAGCGTATATCCGCTTCTATCACCTTGAGCAGTTCCAGTGGCAGCAGTACCACCTGTTACATCTAATCCTGTGTAGCGACCTACTAACCAATATTTGTCGTTAGCATCTTGCACAACAGCCATTAGTGTATTTTTAGCCAACAACAAGATTTCATTTCTTGTATTGGCTTGCAATTTATTAAGAACAATTGAAAGTTCTTGAGCATAAAATACAGTACCATTTTCAACTGAAGCAGTTACAGTTTCAGTCAAAGCACCTGTATTTTTTACCAATTCGTATTTGTAGAATACTTTACCCGCTGCTTTCGTGATAGCAGAAACGACACCAGAAGCTTCGGTAACTGAACTCACGTTAGCATAAGCAATCAGCCACACGGCTTTGATACCGCCTAAACTTTCGCGACAATCGAGTGTGTATCCTTGTGTTAAAGCACAAGCCATTTTATTTTATTTTAAAAAGTTATTAAAGAGTGGGTAACCCCGAAAGATTACCCACCTTTTTAAATTACAGAGTGAATTTTACTACCTCGTCAGGGAACGCAAAGTTAACGCCCATCTTGAACTCGCTTACGAAACGAACTTGGTCAGCTTCTTTAGCGTAGAACAACTCGAAACGCTCTTCTTCGTTCAACAGGTCAGTACCGATGAACAGGTTAGAAAGGCGCATAGCGTACAACTTGTTAGTTCCGTTCAGTCCTTGTACGGCAACAACTTTGATAGTTGTAGCAGGCAGAACAAACTCGGTATCAGCCTTAACATCAATTGAATAATTGAAGCTATTAGCAGCACGCAGAGCAATCAAATAAGTACGGAAAACGTCCATACCGCAGAAGATAGTCATATCTTCTTTACTTACTACTTGTGCAGGAATAGCTTGGTAAATAGCATCAAATACTGCGATAACATTCGAAGTAGTAATTGAAGAAGCTACTGAACCAATGTAAGGGTTAGCGTTAGCTTGAACGGGACCAGAAGCAGCACCGATAAGCTTAATCAAACCATCAAACTTGTTGAGGTTTACGTTACCGCTCACGGTATCGCCTTGCCACAAAGCAGTTTCAAGTTGAGAAGCAATCTTCTCGGCTTTGCGATTGGTGTAATCTTCAGCGAATACGATTGAATCGTAACGGCTACCAGCAGGCAGCGCTTTTTGAAGATACTTTGCTTCCAAATCTTTAGGGCAAAGTGATTCGTTAATCTTAATCTTTCCAACAGTTACAGTACGCTGCGTGAAAGTGGTAGTACCTGAAGCGTTGAAGCCGCAAGATGAACCGCTTTGGAAAATCGCATCGGTATCCATAATGTTGATTGTTTCGGCAGATTTAACACCTACCATTACGTTACCTTGGTCTTTAATCAAACCAGCGGTTTTGCTTCCGAGTACGGAAGATGATACCAGCAGAGCTTCGTTCTCTTTGGTATAGTTAGCTAATGCATCTACATTAAAAGCCATTGTTATTTAATTTTAATTGTTTGAAAAATTATTTCTTAGTGTACAAATTAAGAAAACGTGATACTTTGTCGTTCTTGCTTTCGAAGTGCTTTTCAAAAACTTCTTTAGGTTGTGTAGGTTCTACCGAAGGAGTTTTAGTCAGTTCGATAACTACATCGGTCAGTTCTTGAATAGCTTGTGAAAATTTAGCAGATTGTTCAGCCATCATAGCTTTTTCATCTTCTTTTTTCTTTCCGTAGTCGGCGAGTTGTGCTTCCATTTCGGCAACTTTCTTTTTCAAAAGTTCAACTTCGTTTACGGGTTCTTCAACAGGAACTTCAGGGCTTTCAATTTCTACGATTGTAGAAGCTTCGTCAAGAGTAATCATTGTACCATCGGCAAGTTTATGCTCGCCAGCAGGTGCAGGGATTTCGTTACCAGCTTCATCAACAATAGTAATCTTTCCGCCAAGTTCAAGTTTATCAATCATTACTTTTGCTCCACCTTCGAGTACATACTCGGCAAGAGCAACGGCAGCTACCTCGGGTTTAGCCTCGGCGAACATAGCCTTGATTTTTAAAAGTGCTTCTTGTGCAGTCATAAAATTTATTCATAAATAGTTATAAACATTCTAAGTTACCATATAGACAAAAAAAGGGAGTGTAGAAACACCCCCCTTTCCTAAAACCAAACTATGAAAAAGTTAATCCACTTGCTTCAAAATTTCAATAATATCCGACATCATTTTTTCTTCTGCCGTTAATGATTTAGAATAATTAAAGATACCTTCAACTGAAAACCCTCTTACCTTCCCTTCTTTAATCATATTCCAAACTTCTTCATTTTCAACTTTGAAAGAACCGAACCAAGAACCATCTTTTACCTCCTCAAAACCTTTCATCGGTTTGATACCTCTTTTTTCATCTACAATCCAGCTTTCAAACATCGTAACGCCATCCATCACTTGACCGCTATCGTGCATCAAATTTACATTATTCTGGTATCCTTTCTTGAAATACTTTTGCGCTATCTTTTTAATAGTATCAGCGGTAAACACTACATAATATTCGCCGTTGCCATCGTTGCGGTAAATAGGCGTATCGGCTAACATCAAAGCACCTGTGATAATTCTTTCTTCTTCGTCTTGAATAGAAAAGCTTTGCTTATCAATTTGTTTAAGTTTGCTTTCTGCCCAACTTAGCGCACTTGCACCACCCCACGCATCGTACATCAATTGCCCGCAGCCATCGCCATAGCCTTTTGAGGTTTCTGCGTTTTCTTTATGACGCGATAAAAATGAGTACATTCTTCTAATCGTTTCCACGCTGATAGGTTCGCCCTTTGCTAATTGGTTGGCTCTTTGTTTTCCGACAGGTGTACCGCACGAACCCCATCCGTTTTCTTCTGCCCAATCTAATGCGTTTTGAGCATTGTTTTTAACGGCATCGGGATAATCCGAATAACTATCTTGAAAAGCTAAAAAGGCTTTTTCTATTGCAGGTCTATCAACTAAAGCAACGAAATCAACTTCTACGTTGCTATCCATATCCTCGCTAATATCTAATCTGTATATTGGTAATTCTTTTTCCATAATCTTAAATAGCGTTTTATCCTAATCTTGCCGCTCTGTTAATACGGCGTATTCTTTCTTGTGAGTTAGTTACGTCACTTTCAATAACATAAGCGCGATTTGTTACATTTCCCATTTCTTGAATAGTTGTTGAATCTAATTGCGTTCTTGTATTTACTAATGGTGCTGCGGGTGCAATTGGAGCATTTGCAGGTTGACCAATAGCTTGTGTTGTTACACCACCACCCCCAGGAATTTTAATTGAAGCAATTTGTTTAACACGCGCGATACCTGATAATACCGCAGGTGCAGCCATCAAATAAGGATATGCAGGATTCGCAATTGTTATAGGGTTTTTTGCAGCTTGCCTAAAGATTGTTGATGCCGAAGTAAAAGTATCAATTGTTGCTTGTGCTATTGCTAATGCTTTTCCAGCTGCTGTATCTCTACCAGCTAATTCCGATAACCCTGATAAAACACCACTTGCTGATTGTGCAAGTTGTATTTTATTTTGATATACTTCTTCGTCTAATGCCATTTCAGCATTATCCAATTCTTTTTTTCGTGCTAAATATGCATTTCTATCAATTATCCCTTTATTGTAATTTTCTTCATTTATCCTTTGTTGTTCTTGTATTGCAAATTGTCTTATTTCAATTTCTTTAGTTACATCGTTTTGTAGATTTTGTAAATTTAGTAAACGAAGTTCATCAACTTTAAATTGAAAAGAATTTAATTGCGCTAATGCAAGTTGTTCTTTTTCTTGAGCAAAAGAAGCATCAATATTTTTATCAATTTCGTTTCTCTCTTTTTTTCTTTCAAAATTAGCTTCATCCGTAATCTGTTGTAATTCTCTTAATTTTTCTTGACGCTTTTTTTCATCTTCTAATTCCTTATCGAAATCTTTTTTTCTTTGCTCTGCCGCCTTATCCGATGCCTGTTTATTGATATTTTGTATTGATAATTGAAAACCTGCGCGCTGGTTTTTTAACTGTAATAATTGATTATCTAATTCTTTTATCGTCTTTTGTCCTTCTTCTTCAACTCCTTTCGGGTCAAAAACTAATTTAGCAATACCACCAAATACCTTTTCTTCTAATCCGAAATCTTTCCCTAATGCCTTGCCTACATAGTCAACTGCTTTCAATAATGCCGTAATTGGTACAGTCAAAAATTTTAGTATGCCCTCTAAAATTTCTTTATTTCTTTTAGATGCTTCAATTTGTCCTTTTAAAGTTATTTGTTGTTGCTTTATACTTTCTTCTGTCGCAGCAATTACTTGGTCAGTTTGTTTGATTTTAATATCTAAAATCTCTTTTTCACTTTTTCCTTGTAACTTTAAAATATTTTCTTGACCGCCTATTGCATTTAACTTTTCCTTTTCGGCTTCTAAATTTGCTTGTGTTTTTTTGTTAAGTTCGTTTTGTTCTTCACTTACCCCGCTTACAGCTGCTTTTATTTCATCCCAATATGCAACTAATGCGCCAACTGCAATAACAATAGCACCGATACCTGTTGAACCAATAGCAAGACGAATAGCTTTGAAAGCATCAACAACAACAACCTTTAATCGTGCAAAATCTTTAGCACTATCAGTTATCGCACTTAACCCTTGCGATAAAGCAAGTGCCGATTGTACTTTCACAAGTGTCTTTTGTAAATCTTCACTTTCTTCACCAACCAAACCAATAGCACCTTGCACGGCAGCAATACCACCAGCAGCAGCACTCAGCGCACCAGCAAACGCTTGAAACTTTTTTCCTGGGTCAAACAATTGTGCCGTTTCTGCTGCTTCTTGTACTGCATCCTTTAATCCTGCAACTTTTTTTGCCGCTGCAATTGCTTCGGCTGAATAATCACCAAATTCTTGTTGTGCTTTAATTAATTCAAGATTAGCTTCTTTCAGTTGTTGTTTAATAGAGCCAACTGATTTATTTGCAGTATCGCCATCTAATTTTATACTTTTATCCGATAGTTCGCTAACGCTTTGATTCAGTTCATCAATCTTTGCTTTTGCATCGATAGCTTCTTTAGAATATTCGCCAAAGTTTATTTTGGCATTATCTAATTCAATATTAGCTTTATTAATTTTGTCTTTAATATCACTAAAGGCTTGTGATGCTTGTTTACCATCAAAAGTTATTTTCTTACCTGTAGCTTGTTCAACTGCGGTTTTTATTTCATTAACTTTTTTAGCAGCCGTTTCTGCTTCCTTAGAATATTGACCAAAGTTATCTTCTGCCTTTACTAATTCAGCGTTAGCTTCCATTAGTAGGTCTTTCATTTCGCCAATAGTATTGACAACTTTATCTTGTCCTTCAATCTGTATCTTAAAACCAATTAATTCTTGTGCCATTATTCGTATGTTAATTCAATTACTTTTAAAAATTCGCATTTCGTAGAGTTAGGCACGGAAGGATTGTAGTCAATAACTTTATTTAATCGCCATAGTGAGCCATCGATATAAATATGTTTTGAAAAATCAAGTGAGAAAATATCGGTTAACTTTAAATAAATATAGCACGTCAATAATTTGCTATCCTTATCCGTTATTTCAGCAACGTATGAACTCCAAAACACGTTATACATATTAGCCGTAGGGTATTGATTTGTTAGCGTGTAATAAAGTTCTTTTGGTACTCCAAAATTCAAATCACTTGTTGGTGTATCTGGATTGTCTAAGTGACCACCCCAACCATAGGTCGTAAGTGCAGAACCTACATTACCGCCAGAATTTCTAATATGCCAACTGGAAACACCTGTTATTTTACGCACTTGGAAAATACGGATATTGCTTTCCATTGTATCTTCCGATTGTGTATTTTGTGTATTTGTTAGTTTAAAGATTGTAGGAAAGCGTTTATCCTCGCCTTGATAACTTACGATAGGAGTAGGACTGAAAATAAGTTCAGCGGTTTGCTTATCGGTACTAAATTCAAAACCAGTATCCTCTATATAGTCGCCGTATGTTTGTGCATACCTTTTACTGTAATCTTCATTATAAAAGTCGTTATCTGGTTTGTATTTGTACTCAAAATACCTGCCATTAAGTTCACCCATTGGAGTAAGCTTAATTGCTTTTGCTCTATCGACTTTATACGTCCAATCTAAATTTTGTGTTGCTTCATCATCTAATAAAAGAAGATTTTGATTATCAATTAAAAGTTCTTCCTCTAAGTCGTTTATTTGTAAGAAATGAAATGCACTTTGGTAAAAGTCAACATAAGGTTCAATCTTTAAATGCTTTTCCTTTACGCTATCTTCTATTATGTAAAGGTTCATTAACTTAATAACGGATGCAACAAAATCTTTTTGAAATATACCTTGCGGCAAAGTATCGTTAATGGCTATCGTATCGTTAT